GGCGCGTCAGTCGAAGGATTTACCGCCAGCAATAACGTGAAGTGCATGCCGGGATGTAAAATTGCAACATCCATATCCGGAAATTGCAAATGGATTCCCGAATCAGAACCGAAACATAAGCAACGACTTATTTGCCCTCATGTATGCGACGCCGCTTCTAGTTCCAAGATAACCGGTCCCAAATGCGAGTCGAATATAGATTGTAGCGATTGCACTCCTCAGCCCGATTTTACAGTTACATCATATGCCACTACCCAAATAAAACAGTCAGTCGCTAATCCGAGTTGTATGAAGGGCGAACCATGTAATATAACCAATACAAAGGCTCTCACGATATGCAACCCTAGCGTATGGCCAAACAACCCCGCTCAAAATTTAGTATGTACGAAAAAACCAGGAAGCAGTTCTGAATTTGTATGGACTGAAGCCGATTCTGCCGCGAAACAAATTCCGCTGCACTCAGACCAGGCGAAAGTATTAGCATGTGATGCGAAACAGGGTTGCGCAGTCGACGGAGATAGCTGTATGAATGCCAACTTTGATAAGATTTACTGTAACGATAATATCTGGGTAACGGACCCAAAATACGATAAGTCTACCTATTCTACAGATAAAAAAGGATCAGGATCAGGATCAGGATCAGGATCAGGATCAGGATCAGGTTCAGGTTCAGGATCAGGATCAGGATCATCAGGTTCTGGTTCTGGATCGGGAACGGGTTCATCAAGTTCAGGTTCAGGAACAGATGAAATAAGAGACAACTATTATATTACCAATTACTTTTTCGGTCCATCAAAAGATGCCGAAAGTTCGAGTACATATAAACTTGGACTTGGATTGGGGTTGAGTAATAGCAAGGATAAAAAACGAAGAGGTCGCCGCGATGATGATGATGATGATGATGATAGAGAAAAAAAACCGGGAATTATCGATAAAATAAAAAGTGCTTTTAAAAAAGAGAAAAAAGTTGAAGCAAGTGTCGGACTTGGTCTTTATGGAAATAATTATGGAATCGGCGGAAACGCAACCGTCCCGCCGATCGTACCCAAAGGAGAGGTTGCGGTCGTTCAATCCTATGAAAGCCCCATTAAATTATAGGTCAATCAAACGATGAACTCAATAATCGACCGCATCGCATCTCTCGATTTTTTGGCTGCATCTGCATCTCCTGCGAATTTTTTAGGATTATATTCCATAATGTCCGTGGCATAGTAGTTTCGAGCGCTGGAATTGACGATTCCCATAATGGTTAAAACTTGGTCCAGATGAACCCCTCTAGGAGCAGGTGTTGCTGTCGCAGTCATTTCTTTCGGATCGAGAACATCCACATCCAATGAAATGTGCGTATTTGAACCTGTAACAAAATCCGCGATTTTCCGGTAGCTGTTTGTTTGGCTGATCCGAAGATCATCTGCGCGAACGGTGCGAATACGCCACTTCTTTATAAACTCGTCCTCTTCCGGTTCAGTGCTTCGAAGCCCAATGTACATTATTTGGGACGGGTCGAGTCGCGGAATTCCGGCATACGTGTGGTTGATCAACATGTTTACAACCATCCCGTGCCGGTTTTTACTGGGGCTCGTTGCTTGGTTGTGAATATCGGCATGCGCGTCCATCCAAAGCAACTTGAATTTTTTGCCATACACTTTAAGCGATGCCAAAATGGTACACATGCTGGTTAAATGATCGCCGCCTATGAAAAGCGAATGTGTATGCGTAGCGCCCTTTCCGGCTCGGATCATTTTTTCGCATTCGGATAATGCAAGGGTGCTTACCGAACCGTCCGGGGCGCTGGCTCGAAATGCGGCGCTGGGAATAAGATTATAATTCGTACGGTCGGGAAGCAGACGCGAAATTTCGGCATGCGAAAGCTCGACGCCCTTGCTATACGATTGACCGAGAGAATTGCGCATTACCAGAATAGACGTTAAATTACGAAGACTCCTGGATGCCATGGTTGTTGATGTTACTGTTAGTGGATGTATATGTATAATTTTATATTTTACACGTATATTTGATAGTATGTCAATTTTTTTAATTTATAGTATTACTTTAATAAGTTTTAAAATTTAAAATAATAAAATAATAACTTTAATAAATTTAATATAATAAGTAAAGTAAATATAATCGCTATGTCGACGATTTATCAAAGCATGTATTTTAGACTGGTATTGGGTTTTATTATTCTTTTGTCAATCGGTCTGTTGTATTACGTGATTCAAACTCGCGGGAAAATAATAGAAGGAAATACGGGATCGACGATAGAGGCAGATGCAACGCCAGCAGCGCCAGCGCCAGCAGCAGCAGATGCAACGCCAGCAGCAGATGCAACGCCAGCGACGGGAGTTGCATCATCTATTTCTACAACACCGGGCCAAGGTTCCGGCTTTAGTATAAGTTTTCAAAGAGACGATGGCGGAAAACCGACTATTACATTTACCGGGTTACGAACTGCGCCTCCATCGGGCGAAGTCAAAACTGAAACCATATTTTATATCAGCGCGCCAACGGAACTTATGGTAGAAAACTACAAAACACTCACCATTGTTAATACGGCGACACCTAATGGCGTGACATATGCAATCGATGATGTCATCAACATTTGCGATTCTACGGTTGTAAGCGATTTATTCTTTTCCGATGTAGCTTCGGCACTGATTAACCGCAACAGTTCGCCGCAGACCATTAACACCGTGAAACAGTGTGTCAACGAGAACAAAATTAAAATTATCGCAACACATACCGCCTTGCCGACCGATTCCACCGGTTTAGTGCACACCTTTAAAATCCAAGGCTTTAAAATACCGGTAGTAAGCCCGCTGCAATTAATCATTGAAACGGTCGCTCCAACCAGCATGGCGCGTGAAGTAAAGGATCTGGTTATTCCCGCCGCACCAACGACAACTTTTGTTCGACCGACTGGATTCACCGATTCTACATTCAAAATCGCGCTGTCGGATAATACGCCGGGTACGAAAAATATAACTGCAAAGTACACTTTTAAATTTACGCCGAGCGCAACCGATTTTGTCATCGAAAAAGACGACAGTGTAATTTATTTCATATTCAGCAACGACTTTGTTCTTCCCCCGATTGAAAATGTTAAAGTGGCTATAAATAATGTGTTGCTCGACGCTGGAAAGAACGAGTACGTGCTTCAGCATAAAACCACATGTATAACGCCTGGCAAAGACAGTTCCCTGTTTGTGGATAGCAGCAGCTATAAATTTGAAAGCGAGAATAAAATCTGTATCAATATGTATATGCTATACCTGAAACAAAACTTGACCGTCGCGCTGGGAGAATTCACCGTTGCACTGAAAGGCCTTACTAACCCGTCATACTCTCCCCCGCCGGTTGCATACGATAAAAAAGACTTTTTGTTTCGCGCATTCAACACGTCATACTGCATCATGAATTTGAAGATTCGAACATTGGGCCGATACCTGTTTAATCCCAAATCGGAGGAATACATCCACGCTGGATTTTATATGCGAGGCAACTATCCGTTGAAAAATGTCAAACCGGTCGAGGACGAAAAGAGCGGTAGTGGTGAAAACAGCGGAGACGCTAAAATGAAATCGGATGCGGAAACCAATAAATCAATTGAATCTAGAGGGGGATCAACTCGAGCTGCTAATGTGCATACTGTAAATTATTTCTATGACGGACAGGGACAAGGTGAATACGGATACATCGCGCGACCGGACATTTTTGGAACGACTCCATACTCGTACGGAACGTCGCGCGGAGGAGTTGGGACGTCAGATAAATACGTTGCCAAACATAAGCGAGACCTTGAGGAAGAAAAACGCATTAAGGAAGAAAAACTTAAACAGTGGAAGGCGTCTCAAATTCGTCCGCCCATGGGGGTTGCTCCCGCGCTTCTCAATGCCGGAGTTCAGCCATATGACTCTATAATTAATTTTTAGATTAAACATGTTTTACATTATAGATTTGTAAAACATATGATAAACATATTTAAAGTAATTGCAATGATTGTATCTATCATAACAATATAACAATGCACTCACAATCACCACCACAACAACAACAACACATCAACCTTCCGGGTCCAACCGTGACTCATGTACCCGTTTTATACATTGAAGAGTCGATTAAAAGCGCTCGTCCCGAAGTGACCGGTAAATACGACACTGACTGGCGGGTTTATATCGTATATCGGTATGGCAAATATTTATTCATGGGTACCCGACAGCCAGCAACGAGTGAGACGAATACATCGAATACTAGCAAACATAAAAATAAAAACCGGCTCCATCGATCCGAGAAGAAGAAGAAGAAGAATACTTCATGGCCGGTAATTTCGTTGTCGTTTGATTATCCATCAGAGTTGTACCACTACATGTCGTCATTATTCGGTGCTTCCAAGGCAAATGTCACGCTGTATGTTTCAACTGCCGAAACTTCGGCCTGCATGGATGACATGTTTACCAATCCATCGCATGCCAGTCTGCATCATATGGATGAAGAACGCGCAAATCGAAAAATGGAGCTTGTCGGGTATGACCGCATACGCGTTCCCGCGCAGTATTTTTCTGATTCTCGTCCGGATAGAACAAACATTGTAAAACAAATGCTGCTCAATCTGGATTGTATGTGCCATGCTCCGTCTGGAATGACGCTTTCATTTCGGTGTTTCGTAGAACCCCCTGAGTTGTTCCAACCACAACCGCAACCACTAGAACGAGTCGACGAACCCGAAACTGAAAATATCAACAACGACAACAACAACAGCAACAACTATATCTGCGGCGGCGATAACGACTACGACTACGAGTACGACTGCTATGATTAGATTAAGATTAAGCCAGAAGAAGTCATTTACGCGCCAATTTCGGTAATGCGCATATATGCATCATACGATGCATTTGCAAATGAAATCGTATCGTCTCCCGAAAATCGACGTACTACTATTCTAATATTTCTTGCACCAGGTGCACCAAGTGATGCATTTGACGCACCGCCTGTAATCGGAAACAACGTTGAACCTCTGGTACCGGTTCCGACCCCAGCGCCACCAGAATATAACCATCTCTGGTACCGTCTTGCAACCGTAACACCGTTGATGATTATTCTGGAATCAAATTCATCATTTGCACTACTTGAATTTCCGCCGACTTCGTAGAGGCATCCGTAATCTACGATGATTCTAGAAGATGCATGCAAAGGAGTGTAATTATATTCCGCAACTTGATAATCAGTCTCAAGTGTGTTATCGGCAGGTGTAATGATGCCGCTGAACTGTCCGAACTGAGTGCTTGGATTTGCCTCTCCGATCAGGGTACTTTGAAGAAACAGAATATTTATGACTTGCCCGCTGCGATACGATGACGGAATCATGGTTCCGACCGATGTAATATTGGCTGACGTGTCGATATTTCCGCTGGAATGAAGGGTTCCGCTAATATCGACTTTACTTCCGTCGAATGTGAAATTGGGCTGGGCAAATATTAGTTCCCGGCTGCCATTGGACGTGACCACCCCATTTGGAGTTGCGCCATTTACATTGGTGAGTGGATACTCTGCATGACTGAGCGGTTTCATCCAGAGCGAATAATTGTTATGGTTTTGAGTGACAGCATTGTTTGCTCGGCCGCTCACTTTGCGCATGGATAGAGAAGACATTTTATTTTGATTTCGACTATATAATGCTAGAATATTTTAATTCATTGTGAATTGTTGTTAAAATATTTTATTTATTTTTATTTTTTATAGTTAAACTATTCATCATCTATTTGCATATTTTAATCATTTTTTTAAAAGTTTACCTTTCATGACGGCCTTTGCGTTATAGCTGTATGATTTTTTAACGGCTTTGGTTTGGCGAACCTTTTTCTTGTTCGCACGGCGCCTTTTACGAGTTAACCGGCGGCCACCGACGTCCGCTTGTTGTTGGGTGTCGTTTCCTGTTGCTGTTGCTGGTGCTGCTGATGCTGCCGCTTCCTGGTTATTTTGTCGGGTTACAACATTTTTTACAGCTTCTGCAACCTCAGTTGCAATTTCTTTCGCCTCTTTCTTTTCGGTTGGAGATGGATCATTCTCAGCTTTTACAAATTTATCAACCGTGATTAAAAATTCCGTCAATTTTTCATGAGATACAAAATCATACGCTCGGGTTTTTAATTCTTCTTTAATTGTTTTATCTCTCTCTACAGAAGGTTTAATATCAATTGATTTACCAAAAAATCCTCCACCGCGTTGTGCGTTAACAGTCAATTTAGAAATAGCCGTTTGTTTAGCAGATGCAATTATTTGAGACTCAATTGTAGCACCATTTGTAAGGTAGAACGGATTTTTCTCACCTGTGGCTGGTGTAGCGCCATTTATCATTGCTATGTAAGGTAGTACAACTGCCTCTTTTATTCTGAATTTAATTTCTTCCGGGTATGGGCAAGTTGGAGAATTCAATACTTCGACCAAGTGTTCCATAAGTCCGTGTAACTTTTCTTTAAATCTACTACGCCTATTTCCTACCGCGTCAACTCCCATATTTTCAATGTCCATGCAAACCCCTTCATCGGTTGTTTTTGTCATACCGCCAATACCACCACCTCGATTACAGTATGAATATTCTACCTTTAACTTTAATATATCGTTCAGTAATATTCCAATTACCATTTTTCTGTACTCCGTACTACTTTTAATTAGCTCGTTCGTGGTTTTTAGCATGGTTTTATCTGTTGAATTATCACTTGTTAAAAGACCCATTTGTATCACATTCAATATCATGCTAAATTCAGTCATTGCCGTTGTAAAATAAAGATTCAATTTAACAACATCATCGTTCAACTTTTGATTCCACATTTCAACATCAAATGTGAATTTGAATATAAAATCTCCTAACCTTCCACCGCCGTCTTGAGATTTAGAGTTGGGATCAATAGCGGGGGTCCCCTCTGCGCCAGCCTTTTCAGTCGACATTGCTTTGTTTTCAGTCAACATTGCTTTGTCTGCATCTTCTTCTGCTTTTGCTTCTGCCTGTGCTGCTGCTGCACCGAAATCGGGAACTGTACTTGCATTATACATCGTCTTTTCAATTTGACTTACATCGTCTTCGCTCAACATTTTATCAAACCGTTTGAATAATACTTTCAACTGTGCCTCGATTTCTTTCAAGTTCACATCAAAATTATAACGTCTGCTTATACGTACGGAAAGACGTACAAGTCTATCGATTTTATTCAGCACAATCATATACTCATTCATGGTTCGAATCAAAATAAAATACTTTGCATATTTGTCTTGGATTTTAAGATAGATAAAATATGATACAGACGCTCCTATAATTACAAGTCCAGTAATTGCTGCTTGAGGTCCAGCAATACCTGCAACACTCGCCATAATCATTGATGAAAGTTCTGGATTTTGTTGAATTTTTGAAACAAGCGCCCATAACCCGGTAGCTGCACCGGCGAGAAGAGCTGTTTTGGTTGCTACTTTTTGAGATTTGGTTCCAATGAATGCCGACATAATCGCAAACTCATTGTCAATTCCAATGTCAATATCTTTTCTTTGTTGTTTAAGGGCTTCTTCTCCGGCCGCCTTCGAGTCAAAACTTACAGTGTGTTTTCCAGTATAATAGTCTCTTAGTGTAGAAATAAATGGAATTAATCGTCCAGCTGCGTTAATCAACCCTTCGGGTTTTTCTGCATTATATAATCTTTCAATAAACTTTCCAAGTTGGGTACCGTTCACGATATTTGCAGTAAGCTCGCCATTATTTTTTTCTTTTAAATCTTTGAGAGTACTAAAAAAAGTTGCTGTCTCAGTTTGTTGGATAATAAGGGCAGCTTTTATTGCAGATGCATCGGTACCAACTGGAATAGCAGTATTTTGTATAATCAATAAAAGGTTGTAAAGTGCAGTTTTACCTGGTAAGTCAGTAGGTTTGATAATTATCGGAACTTTGTTTGTACCAAACAATTTTCCTTTCACCGGAACTTTCATTTTATCATTATTATCAACTAAAGTTTTATACAAGTCGTTAAATTTCTTCTCATCATATGTAACCGCCGTGGTCTCTTTTTCTAACAACGCAGACGTCAATACACCTGTGAAATTTACTGGTTTTAATGGTTGGTCTGGTGGAGTGTCGGTGGATGCTAGTACTGGGTTTGGTGGTTGGGCTGCTGTTGGTGGCAGAGTTTCGGCGGATGCGCTACTCTTTTGTTCGGCTTCGGCTTCAAGCTGGGCTAGTTTGTCGGTAGTCTCTTTAATAAGCCTTCCCACGTAGGATTTAGCATCGTCATCATTGTTTATATTACCTATCCTACTATCGGTTCCCGCAGCCGATTTATATTTTTCTGTATATGTATCGTTCCAATTTGTTAACTCATTCTCAAATTCAGTTTTATTTTTTTTTAATTCGGCAATTTGCTGTTCTAGATTTTTATAGGACCCCTCCCGCATGCCAGATTCCACCATTAATGTATATATAGTTGTATAGTTACTATGTTATTATTATATATTATATTATTTTATATTTTATATTAAATAAACTAGATTATATTACTTATTTAATTTTAGTTCAATGAATATAGCTACTAATAGTACTCTCAATCTCGGTAATATCACACTTAAAGTGAATTATTTAAATAACTCATCCGAATTGTGCCAACTCGGAAAAAAATACGATACAGATAAATCATCGCAACGAAATAATGTTACGAATAGCCGGCATTGCCATCCCTACACCTTGTTTTACGACGGCTTGTTCAAAAGTAAACGAAATGACCACTTGAAAATAGCGGAATTGGGTATATTGGACGGCGCTTCGCTATTGATGTGGAGAGAATATTTTACAAACTCGGAAATATACGGGTTTGAATACAATCCCAACTTAATACGTAAGTTTAAAGAAACATTTGACAACGAGAGAATAATCCTTACGGGATTAGACGTAACCCGCAAGGACAGTATTGTAAACGCGTTTTGCGGAATAAACGAGATGTACGACATTATCATTGAAGATACAACTCACGAGTTTGAAGACCAGATCAGAGTTATTGAAAATGCGCACCACTATTTAAAACCGGGCGGAATCATGATTATTGAAGATATTTTTAAATCGTACAACGAATGCGACTATGTAAGCCGATTGTCGCCCATACTGAGTCATTTTCAGGATTACTATTTTATAGAATTGGATCATGTGAATAGAAACTCAACCGGGTGGGATAATGACAAGTTATTTGTTTTGGTAAAGGGTGGCGCCACCCCCATTTTTAAAAACCCGAACAAGGTAACGATAATAACACCATCGTACAGAACATGCAACCTGCTAAACATCAAAAAAAGTATCGATTTTGATTATGTAGATGAATGGATTATCGTATATGATGGCAGTAAGGTAGCCGATAATCCGAATTTATTTGCAACTGAAGAAAATCGTAAAATTAAAGAGTATGTGTATAGCGGCAACGGTATATCTGGAAACCCGCAACGAAATTACGCGTTAACCAAAATCGCAAACCCGGATACGACGAGGACTTTACTGTATTACCTGGATGACGATAACGTAGTTCATCCGCACTTGTATAGGTTGTTGAATATTGCGGATAACAATAAAATGTATACATTTAATCAGAAAAACAGGCTAAAGGGTAACAATATAAATGTTGGCCACATTGACACGGCCATGATGTTAATACCGTATAATTTATGCCGGAATGAAAAATGGATAGCGGATAAATATGATGCGGACGGGTATTACATTACCGGATGCTATACTACGAATCGCGTCAAAAACAATCACGTATTTGTAGACAATGATCTGTGTTATTATAATAAACTTCTATAGTTAAGTTGTTACGTTAATGGGTATCATTTTATCACCAATTTTTAAAATATTTTTTATTTTTTTTAACAAAAAAAAATATTGTTCATTCAATTCACCAAAAAACAAGGCTAGGTTTTAGCTGCAAATAACCCTGTTAATATCTCATAAAGCCTGTCGCCACTGAGTTTAATATTATTCAGTTGGTCGGCTACAGCTTGAAGTTTACAGCGTGTGAAGTTTACAGCTTGAGTGGCGTGGGGAATCCAACAAGGTTGGCGCCGATACCGAATCCTGCACCGGTACGGGCAGAAACACCCATGCTGGGGATGTATGTGTCGAGAATGCTAAATGTTGCTGCAGCAGTCAACGCGATCAGTGCAACTTCATCAAGATTCAATGACCGTTTGGGAATAGCATATGCTGCGATTGCAACCATAACACCTTCGACCAAATACTTAATGGTGCGTTTGACAAGTTCTCCTAAATCAAAAACGTTGGACATTTTTATATATGTAGATTTGTGCGGTTATACTAATTGTAAATATTTTTATAATTATAAAAAAGAAAAAAATATTCGGTATACTTTAATTATTTCAATTATTTCAATTATTTCATTATTTCATTGTTTCAATATTTCGTTTTTGAATACTTCCGAAATACGCTTCTTATAAATATAAATAATGTATAAATAATTAATATGTAATGTATTGAAAATACTTAAACCCAATCCCAAATACTTTTAATAATTATATACCATGACACCGCCATCATCATCCTCATCCTCATCATCAGGATCAGTTCCTAAAGGAGTTACCCCAAAAACAAGCCCCGCTTATGTCGACTTGCTCGAAGAAGATAAACCCATCGCGGGTCAAAAATTCGCATGCTTGTCGTTTGTTTCACCAGAGGATATTTTAGAACAAAAGAGCCATTTCTTTTTCAAGGAGTTTCTTACGTCGTGGGAGTTCACTAAATCGGTTGAAAAGTATACCCAATTCCTGAATTTTGTGGCATTCAAGTATAATGTTGAGTTCAATTCTCTCTATGAAGACTTGCAATCATTCATCAAGGAGGAAAAAGGCGATCTCGAATCTACCAAAATCGCAGACGAGTACAAGACGTTTGTAGACAATAACGAAGAACGTTTAGAAGGCGAGTTCAATACCAAACACGATTTTCAAACCTCCATTCGCGGAATCAAGGTGCGCGGCGTGTATCCCACCCAAAAAGAAGCCGAGTTGAGGTGTAAAATGTTGCGCGAAGTTGATCCCAATCATGACGTTTATGTAGGCCCTGTGGGAATGTGGATGCCGTTCCACCCGGATGCGTACAAGACCGGGCGCGTGGAGTACATGGAAGAGACGCTGAACCAGCTGATGTCGGAGAAGAAGACAAATGAAGAAAAGGCCAAGCTGGAATTCGACAGACGCATCAAAGACACCAAACAAAAAGCCATGGAAGAGAACAAACGTAACGCCGAGAAATCCGGGAACAAGTTGACGCAAATCATGAACAAGGATGGCGATCTTGTCAATGTCGCGCTCGTCAACGAAGCCGATTTGTATAGCACGTCCGAAGAAGTGAAACGTGAACTGTTTGAAGGCGATAATATTGTCACATCTACCGGCGGCGATTATGGCGCAACTGAGATTCTAGACCGAATGAAGCGTCGCGACCAATCGACTAATTCGGAGTCTGATGACAAAGTAAAAGAGGATTGACTGAATTAGCCTTTAAATTTTAAATTTTAATATATTATTATGGTATTGAAACCATAATCATATCGTATTTAATAATATTTACCACCCACCCCCCGTTTTATTTTTGCTTACCTTTATTTTGGGTCCTTGGCCTTTCTTTTTGATATTGGCCGGGTCATAAACTTCTTCTTCATCGTCCGAGTTCATATTCTTTGAAATATCCCAGAACTCTTTCGAGCCCAATTTAAACGGTCCGTGGTGTTGCGCCTTGTACCAGAAAATTTGATCTTGCAACTTATTCGATTTGACGTTATTGTTGATAACAAGGCATTCGAAATTTTCAGTGCACTGGTCCATAACTTGACAAAACGACTCGAATGTTGGAAACATACCGGCATAATTCTCGTAAATGCGTTTGCGGTTGGCAATATACGGCTCGCGCAAAATAAACACGTAATCGATATTGGTACGCAGGTTGGGCGGAATACCGAGCGGGTACTGCATCGTAATCACGAGCATTATCTTCCAGTGACGGCCGTTCATGAACAGCAGACGCATCATGATGTCTTTGGTCCATTTGTTGTCGTATAAACAGTCATCCAGCACAACAAATGTGCGCGGATCAATGGACGATTTTTTGTAGGTTTCAATTTCTTTTTTCATTTGTTTTAAAACGGCTTTTTGGCGTTTCAAAATGTTTTCGATAATTGCGGTATTATATTGGTCGTGAATAAATAGTTTGGGCACATGTTCGCCGAAAAAGTTATTTCCGGCCTCCGTTCCCGAAATGACGGTTCCGATCGGAATATCCTGGTGATAGTACATTAAATCCTGAATCAAAAAACTTTTACCGGTATCTCTTCGTCCGATGAGCACGATCACGGGACCCTTGTTTTCATTCGGTTTGAAACTGATCGACCGCATATCGAATTTTGAAAGTTCTAAATTCATGGTTTCAGTGTTTTGTTTTTACTCTTTAGTCTGTATTATAAATAAAATAACATATTTTAAGTATTTTATTTTTATATTGTATATAAAATAAATAATAAAAGATGTCAACAACAACACAAGAAAGAAAGGATACATTTAATTTTTATTATACAGATGAAGGCGATGACGTTAAATTAAGACGTACGCTTGCAGATGTAATGCAATATGCTTCCACCTTAAGAGACAATATTATTGTATATTATGATGATGCTGATAAACCGTTGAGTGTGATTCCAATATCAAGATCTTATGTTGAAAAGTATTTGGTACACAAATGAAGCAAATGAATACGGCGACAATACAAACTACTTTACCACCACCGCCTTCATCGGATTCAGATTACCAGGGTTACCCTACAACTATAAATATACATTCGGGTACAATTTTAAAACCGTTTTCAACCGATAATCTATTTATACAAGCTTCCGATGGTGAGTTATATGCTCTATTTATATACGCATCAGGAAGTCTTGTATGGTTTAGAAAGTTGTACCCGGGATTAGAAAGGCAAAACACTATACTTGCGATTAATCTAGATTCATTTCCTCGCAAAAAAATATTTTTTAAAAGCATACCGTGTAAGTGCAGAATGACGTCACCTGATGTCGACTTTAAAAGGTTGAAACAATGGAAGTGGTTGACCATGACGACAACGACGATAACCGATAACGAAGGACATAATGAAGATATCTTTACATATAGCAGGGCGACATCAAACGAGCTTATACCACAACGTGACGCAGTGGTCAAAGATTGTGAAAATAAAGTTAAAACCATTTCAGATGACGCTGAAACAATTCGCCAGTATGAAGCCGAAGCCGCTGCTGCTAAAGCGAAGGCTGCTGCTAAAGCGAAGGCTGCCGCTGAAATGGCGAATGTTGTTGCTGAAGGCCTGGAGAAACATCGTTCCAGAGATAGAGTGCTAGAACAAAACGAAGCAGAAGTAAGACGTTATATCGAATTGTATAAAGAACAATTTCCCCAGGATTTTCATGATAAAGATATGGCCAGAAAAATATTAATTGATAATAATATAACCGACAAGAAATTGTATCATAAATATTTATTACAAAATCATCCAGACAAGATTGATCAGGCATCCGCTACATCCAACGAATCATCGCGCGAATCAGCAGAAAAAAAAGCAATAGGTCATCTAAGAGTTGAGCAAGTCATTTCGGCTGCGAAACTACTTGGTTTTGCGGGTGGTTCAAGAAAACGAATAAGAAAATATTTCAAAAAATCTAAATCAAAATCCAAGTTCAACCGCAAATCAAAATCCAAATCGAAGTCGAAAACGAAACGCCGGCATAAAAAATAATTAAATAAATATTACCTGAATTACTTTATTTAAACTTTTTGCACATTACTCAATGCTTGTGATTTTAATCGATCGCTGTTTTCTTTTTGGGCTTTTTTGCAGCACGCGTCCAGATTGTCGCACTTGTGTAATTCCGGAAGACGGTGTTGCGTGCAGTACTTCAGAGTGCAATAACAACAATCCCCAATAATTGGGGCGCGTTTGTTCTTGCATCCTTCATAGTCGCATCTGCATCTAGAACTTGAATTTGGCTTGGGTTTCTTGATCAACTCTGATTCTGATTCCGATTCTGATCGTTTTGTCGTGGTTGTTATTGCCATTCGTACGACTTGTTGTTGCGGTTACTTGCTATAATGTACATATACTATAAATACAAATCACAGTCAATTTGTTTTTATAATTTATAATTTATAATTTATAATTTTAATTTTTAAGTTTATAATTATAATGAATTAAAAAATTAAAAATTAAAAATTAAAGAATACGTATAACTTAAATTATCAAGACAAACTAAATGGCGACAGATAATGTACGTAATGACACTATATATTTACTTCGTGGAAATACATACAGACTAATAATAAATGCGGTTGGACATCCTTTCTGGATTCAAACGGTTCCGGGTGGGTATAGTAGTAGCAATGTATATAATTCGGGCGTCACTAATAATGGAATACAAAGCGGTACTATTACATTTGTAGTTCCATTCGATGCGCCAGGTGTATTATACTACGCGTGTCAGTTCCATTTAACTATGCAAGGAACAATATTTATTACTGGTAATGGACCAGGTGAAATAGGTTTAGTAAATCCAACTATAAGTAATTTTATTGTTGGGTCACGTCCATATTCACCGGGTGGCACGTTTACCATATCGCCACCATCATCCAATAGCCCAGGAACATTTTCATATACTAGTTCTAACCCATCTGTTGCCACTATATCTGGAAATACTGTAACTATAACGGGAATAGGAAGTAGTACAATTATTGCAACCCAAGCTGCATTTGCAAATTATAATTCTGGTAGCATAACTGCAAACTTAGTTATTACTAAACCAGGTCCAACCCTGAGTTTCAATATTCCTGTACAGACGTTTTTAGCCAGCGGTTGGACGTTTACCATACCACAGCCATTATCTACTAGCACAGGAGCGTTTTCATATGCTAGTTCTAATTCAAACATTGCTAGTATATCTGGATCTACTGTAACTATTTTACAAGCAGGCACCGTTATAATTACCGCAACCCAAGCCCAAACCACAAATTTTAGTTCCGCTAGTGTAACGGCGACACTGACTATTAATAAGGCATCCTCAGTCCTGAGTAATTTCAATATTGGTGCACGGACGTATTCGAATGGTGACACATTTACCCTACCACAACCAACCTCAAATAGACCTGGCACATTTTTTTATCAGAGTTCTAATCCAACAATTGCATCGGTATCTGGGTCTACTGTAACTATTTTAAACTCAGGAGGTGTTACAATTACCGCAACCCAGCCAGAAACTACCAACTATCTACTCGGTACTATATCAACAAATTTGAATATCAATAAAGGATCCCCAAACATCTATTTCAAGATTGCTCCACAGACGTATTCACCAGGCGGTACGGGTACCATACCACAACCAGTTACAATTAGTCCAGGCGCGTTTTCGTATGAGAGTTCCGACCCATCCATTGCCAAACTATCCGGAAACACATTCATTATTTTAAGAGCAGGCACTGTTACAATTACCGCAACCCAGGCTGAAACTAGTAACTATGTTGGGTCAATTATATCAGCGTTGTTGGTTATTAATAAAGCATATCCGCCAATAGGTGAATTTACTATAGCAGATCGACCGTATATAACCGGCGACACGTTTATCTTGACGGAACCATACCACGCCATACGTGTTGATAATTTCGATGATTCATCAGCATACTTAATATCCAATAGCATAGGAGCGTTTTTATACACTGCTTCTAGATATGATGTTGTCAGTGTGGGAGGGTCAAATGAAACTGTAAATGTTTTAAAAGCAGGTACCGTTACAATCACAGCAACACGACGAGAAAGTACCAACTATCTGACCGGTAGTGTAAGTGCTACATTTACTATTTATAAGGCAAATCCAATACTAAGTGGGTTTGCTATACCAAATCAATCGTATATACGCGGCAGCTCTACAATAATAACGCCAACGTCAAATAGCCCAGGCGTGTTTTCGTATGCTAGTTCTGATAAAAATATAGCGACTGTATCTGGAAATGCTATAACTATTTTACAAGTAGGTACCGTTACAATTACCGCAACCCAGGGAGAAACTACCCAGTATACATCGGGTACTATAAGTGCGACATTCACTATCAGTAAGGCAATCCCATCCATCACCAGTTTCATTATTGGTGCTCGGACGTATTCAAGTGGCGGCACATTTATCATACCACCGCCAATATCAAATAGTCCAGGTGCATTTTCTTACACTAGTTCCGATGCGCACATAGCAACTGTAGATGGAAATACGGTAACCATTTTACAAACAGGTAGCACTACAATTACTGCAACCCAGGCCGAAAGTACAAACTATTTGGCCAGTAGTGTAACTACATCCTTAGTTATTAATAAAGCAACCCCAATAATAAGTGATTTCAGTATTGCAAATCAGCCTTTTTCATATGGCGACACCTTTATAATAACAGACCCATCATCCAATAGTCCAAGTACGTTTTTCTATGAAATTTCTAACACAGATATAGCGTATGTAACTGGAAATACGGTAACTATTTTACAACCAGGTATGGTTATAGTTACCGCGACTCAGACGGAAAATACAAATTATCTGGCCGGTAGTATAACCACGCCGTTGGCTATTACATCGCCAGATGTAGTTGTCGTGAAACCAAGCCCCGTGATAACTAATTTTAGTATTGGTGCGAAAACATATTCAAATGGCGGGACGTTTACACTAACACGACCATCATCCAATAATAGCGCAGGGGCGTTTTCGTATGCCAGTTCTGATAACACTGTAGCAACTGTATCTGGGAGTATTGTAACTATTTTAAAAGTAGGTAATGCTACAATTATTGCAACCCAGGCTGAAACCGCAAATTATGCGACCGGTAGCGTATCGGCATCCTTGGTTATTAATAAATCACCTCCGAATATCACCAATTTCAATATTCCTATACAGACGTATTCAAATGGCGGAACGTTTACCCTAACAGACCCATCCTCCAACAACCTTGCAGGCGCGTTTTCTTACGCTAGTTCCGATTTGAACATAGCAACTGTATCTGGAAAAACTGTAACTATTTTACAAGCAGGAACAGTTACAATCAAAGCAACTCAGGCAGAAACTGCCAACTACACCTCTGGTAATGTAATCGCACCATTGAATATTAATAAAGCAATCCTAACCCTCACTAATTTCAGTATCGCAAATCAGTCGTATTCAGTAGGTGGCGCATTTACCATAATAGACCCATCATCAAATGACCCAGGAGGAATTTCATATGAAAGTTCTGATGGAACCATTGCCAGCGTATCTGAAAATACGGTAAGTATCTTACGAGCAGGGGGTCCCGTTATAATTACCGCAACCCGGGAAGAAAGTATAAATTATACGTCTGGCACTGTAGCTGCATCATTCACTGTCAATAAGGCAATCCCATCCATCACCAATTTCAGCATTGATTCACGGACGTATTCAAACGGTAGTACGTTTACCCTACCACAACCAACATCAGATAGTTCAGGGTCATTTTTGTATGAGAGTTCGGACAGGGCTATTGCAAACGTATCCGGAAATACTGTAACCATGTTACAAGTAGGAACCGTTACAATTACCGCAACCCAGGCGGAAACTACAAATTATGCTACAAGTAATATAACCGCGTTGTTCACCATTAACAGCGCAACGCTAGTGTGTTTAACTAACCCAACCGTTGTAAATATAGTAGACTCAAGTGGAAATAAATATGTGCTCAATGGTTCAACCTCGTACGATTCAAGTATAGTATATGGATTAGGAAACGGCACATATGTTTTACAAAATATACAAGAAGATCATCCCATGGCTTTATTGAATAGCGGGTTAACAAATAGTATTACATATACTGGAGATGTTACTAAAAAACTAACAAAATCAGTTGATGGAGTTTCTTATGATTTTTATTATGGAAACATAACGGTTCAAGTAAACGGTAATTTTAATACGATAAACATTTACTGTTATAATCATGGATACATGGGAGGTGAAAATTTGTTTAGATACAGTGCTTCATGTTATATAATACCACCTCCAACTATAACTGGGTTCATTGTTGCAACCCGACCCTTTTTAAGTGGAGGCACGTTTACCCTAACAAAACCAACCTCAAATAGCATAGGCGCGTTTTCGTATGCTAGTTCCGATCCGGTTATAGCTTCTGTATCCGGATCTACTGTAACTATTTCACAAGCAGGGACAGTTACAATCACGGCAACACAAGCAGCAACTGACAATTATGCCGAAGGTAGTGTAACGGCAACATTCACCATTATTCCAACCCCAAGTTCAGTAAATATAGACGAGGCCAATGTTATTGACAACGATGGAAATATTAACGTTCTAGTCAAATGGTACCCCCCAAGTGACGGAGGATACGCAATTACAAGTTACCGTATTCAATATTCTCTCACTAACTACATCGAGTACATTACTAAAGAATTGATACTGGCAAACACCCCGACTGCATTTGATCCCGTTACGGGCCGAGTAAGCTACCTCATCACCGAGTTAACAAAGGGTGGAAAATACCAGGTCCGAATTGCGGCCGTGAACAGTTTCGGTATGGGTCAATATTCTGATTTAAAATTTGCATTTCCAGGTACGGTTCCTGCAACTCTCAACTCAACCACATTTGAAGTCTATGCCAGTCGGGGGTCTACTATTGCAACAGTTTACTGGATAAAACCGTATGACGGCGGATATCCAATATTGAAATACTTACTGCGATACCGGTCCATTACAATCGACGTTGTAAATAAAGTCCCAACCCTTTCGTCCATTCGAGAACCGGCTTCGGCATGGACGAACCCAGTTGAAATTTCAGGAGCCCTAACATCTTCCGTAGTTACAAATCTCTCAAATGGAACATACTACCAATTCCAAGTTGCCGCCGTGAATGAGGTCGGAGTAGCGGAATATAACGGTCCCGTCGTTGTTAAACCGGGAGACATTCCCGGTCCGTTTACGGCAAATATTAGCACGGATTTCGTTTACTCAATCAATGCGAGAAACAACGGTCGTATTTTTTTAGAATGGTCGCCGCCCCAGTACGATGGTGGATACGACCTCGAAAATTACGTCATTCATTATAAAAGTTCAAACGATAATTATTTCACAAAACGAGTTTTACCTTTATCGCAGCGTCAAATTTCGCCCGGGCTGCGCAGTACTCCCGCGTTTTCAAAAAATATTGTCGTGGACTATTACGGCGACTTGTCGGCCAATCCGCCAATTCCTATTCAAGAGCCGCTTCAAAACGATGTCCCATACAGTATTCGCATTGGGGTTCAAAACGATATCGGGATTCGATGGATTCCTGAACGCGAACCTTCTACTGAAATATACGCGACTGTAATTCCAAACACTTTTGCTAAACCCGTCCTAGATTTAAGCGCCACAATTGCAGATCAAACCGCGAAGTTATCATGGACGTGGAATGATGCTAGTTTGAACAACGGGTACCCTTTGAATGGTGCGTACCCATTGGACAGCAGCAACAATCGTATGAAAAATTATTTTGTAGTTCGGTACCGACCGTTTAACGACTTGTACTGGCATCAACTGGTTTATCCACACGCCGCGGAAAAATTAGATGTAAATAATACACTCAACTCATATTCAATCACGCTAGCAGAAACAGGTAGAGATACACGTTATTCAAATGCTAATCCCGATCAGCTATTTGAACGGAACGCATATCAAGGAGTTGAATACAATTACACAAACGCGGTACGCGACGTTTCGGTCAATGTATATGATCGAGCGGACCCCTTTTTTTCACCATTTCAAGAACGACAGCTGTTAACGAACGGAGTGCCCTACGATTTTCAGGTCGCTGCAGTGAACCATATTTTACGCGGTCCGGATATGGGCATCGCCATCGGAGAGTACGCCCAAACGCGCCAAACCCCGGGTCGTGTGCCAGATCCTCCCGCCTTTTTTCGAATCCAGCGCGGGGCACAGCAGACCACTATATTTTGGAATGCGCCGGTATCGGATGGCGGGTACCCCGTAACCACATACCGGATACGAACACGAACATTTAGCGTTGTGAATATGATCATGTCAACGGGAGAAATTCCGCTAACGAATGCAGTAATTTACCCAACGGTTGCAAGTTATAACCGGAACGGAGTGGGCGTGAATTCGGGCAACGCGTCAGTTCCAACCGTAATATCAAGTCGCTATACGGATCCGTCTGGCAATGAAACGTTGGATGAAGCAATACTAACGTATCCGGGCAGTGACCGTTCGGCCACTCTCCCATTTTTAAATTTCAAAAACGATGAATTATTTGATCTTGCGCTCAGTGCTGGGAATATCCTGGGATATGGCCCCGAAGTATTTATTACCGATATGTATAGCACGAAACCGTACCGCCCAGATCCTCCCGAAAATGTTACCGCCCAAATGATAAAAAGTTCGGAAGTGAATGGAGGTAGCGGGTCTCTGTTTTTAAACTGGACTACTCCCGACTACGCTGGCGGAGACTTGACAGTAAGTTACGCCTATGAAATCCAGTATGCCTTGACGGAAACCAGTCCACTCGAATCGAATCCCGATCCCGTAACCGACCCCAACCCCGTACCGGATGAAACGTGGCGAGCGCTTAGTTCCAACCAACAAATGTTCAGCGAATACGTTTCGCCAACAAATACGAAAGTGCCGAATACACTTGTATCTATTGCGTACTCTATTTTCGCATCACAGAGTGGTATGATTGGAGACACATTTATTCGATGGATACGTATTCGATCCGTTGCAAAAACAACTGGAATTGGAACCGGTTCACTTGGAGATTTAGACAGTTTATGGGTAGTGTGTAATGTAATTACATTAGACTAATTGAAAATTGAATTTGAAACCAATTAAAATCAAAAATATAGGTAATGGATAGATAAATGCCAACAACATCTGTACCAATTGAAGATTCGCTTCGAATCGCAGGAGATATTCACAAACATGTTCGCCGAAAAATGAGAGATTCTAACATTCTTGTTCCAGGAGCAAAGTTAATTGATATTGCAAATTTTATTGAAACGGAGACGAAAGAGTATGCGAGTATCGCGATCGATGCAGTAAACGGGACTAGTGTAATAAATGGTGGAATCGGATTCCCGGTGGGACTATCTGTAAACGACTGTGCCGCGCACTATCATCCCCATTCACAAGATACCCACGCTATTCTCTCAAATTCGGATATCGTAAAGGTGGATTTCGGAACGGAAGTCAATGGATGGATTGTTGATTCCGCATTTACAACGCGGATTGGTGGCAGCGGCGAGGTTACATTGCAAAAGCGAACACATTGTAGTTCACATTCTTTTTCGATCGATGATTGTGATTCTCTCATTTCTTGTATGAAGGATGCAACTGAGTTGGGTGTTCGCAATATCGGAATTGATGTTCGCATATCGGACTGGAGCGCGTCCATAGAAGAGTTGATACGTTCACATGACGGCATACATCCAATTTACAATCTCACAGGTCATGATATAAAACATGAAATAATCCACGGAGATGTAAGACTGCCGTCAGTTCAGAATGCAGTGGACGACAAAAACGAGAGATTCAAAGAAGGCGTGTACGCAATTGAAACATTTGGTGCCAGACTTCCGAATAAAAGAAGTATTTCAACTCCGAAACAAGTTGAAGTTGTTGAGCGCGGGGACAGTACCATTTTTAGGCTAGACCCTGGACTGGCAAAGTACACTGCGGCAGAACTTCGAAATCGTATTCCTATCTTTCGGATTCAATCGGTTCAAAAAGTATTCTCTCAAATACGTACCCGGTTTCGAACTTTACCATTTTGCGAGAGATATATGCAACCGAGTGATCGAACCCCGGTATCGCTGCTTGTAAAAAATGGGTTACTGCTGAGTTACCCACCACTCTGCACTGACCCTGGAAGCATTACCGCGCAATTTGAACATACGGTTTACGTAAAAGATTCTACGACCGTTTTTTCGAGAGATGATGACTATTAGACTATTAAATCACTATTGAATTTATTTTCGATCTTTCGATTTTCGATTTTTCTTATTTTCTATTTTCTATTTTCTATTTTCTATTTTCTATTTTATTACTTTTTTTAACATTTTTAAACAACAATATTTTACACATGCATCAACGTAACAAAAGAATGTTGATGCATAAATATAATATATTAAGTGTCAAAATAACTTAAACAAACCTTACTACTAAGAGTATAAAACACCAAACCAACAAGCTCTCAAATCCGTCAATTAAAATGGCCAAACAATCTTCTTCGTCTCCAGCCCCTGTCGCTGCCTCTACTTCTGCCGCTGCTCCCGCTGCCCAGAAGCCCAAGACCCCCAAGCCCGCCGCTGCTGCTGTTGCTGTCACCGCTCCTGTCGCTGATGCCGCCGCTACTGCTTCTAAGCCCAAGGTTGTCAAGGCTCCCAAAGTCGCTCCCGTTTCTGGAACCCCATCCGCTGACGCGTCTCAGCAGAATGTTGCAATCGCTCCCGCGTCTGGCGCCGCCCAGGAGGGCAGCTTGTTTGCTGGATCCCACAGCAAGTTGCAGACTCTCGTTGCTGCAATCGCAGCTCTCCGTTCTGAGCTGAGGGGCATTGAGCGCCAGGTCGAGCGTGAGCTCCGTGTTGCTCGCAAGGCCAGTGAGAAGAAGCGCCGCAAGAACATCAACCGCCAGCCATCCGGCTTCGTGAAGCCTACCCTGATTTCCAACGAGCTTGCTGCCTTCCTCGGCAAGAGCAGCGGTTCTGAAATGGCCAGGACCGAGGTTACTCGCGAGATCAACGCCTACATTCGCGACAACAAGTTGCAGGACAAGGACAACGGTCGTCGCATCTTGCCTGATGCCAAGTTGAAGAAGCTCCTCAAGCTCAAGGACGGTGATGAGCTGACCTACTTCAACTTGCAGCGTTTCATGTCCCCCCACTTTTCGACTGCCGCCAAGTCGGTCGCTGGTGGTGCTGCCGTCGCTGCCGCTAAGTAATTAATGCCAAGTAATTAACGTATTTAAAATGATAAAAATTTAAAATATAAAAAAACAAAAAACCAAAAATCAAAAAAAAAGAAAAACGAAAATCTAAAACACAATAAAATGAAAACTTAAGAAAGGGACTTTGGTCTAGGGGTATGATGCTTGCTTTGGGTGCAAGAGGTCGGGAGTTCGATTCTCCCAAGTCCCCACCCCACCTAAATATTCAACTTGGTCATTTATGTTATAAAATTAGACAAATTTTATAATATTTATTAATTGGTACTGATACAAATAGGGAACACTCCGATGGTATAACATATAGTTAATAATTTTAATTTAAAAAAAATCTAAGTTATATGTTATACGCATGCCCGTTATAACCCATATCGCAAGACAACTCTTCACATATCCTTTCGTCATGAAGGTGTGGGAAAAAGCAACAGCTTTAGAAGCCAAAACATTCTTCACCCAGCTCACCAAGAACGCAAGTAAGACGCAATCTTCAACGTTTATATAATAATAATGTCAGTAATAAATAATAAAGACACTATTCATATTCATAACATAATATAGTATGCCCTATAAAATTGGCATCGTTGGAAATGGATTCGTTGGAAATGCAACCGTAACACTGGAGTGCAGTGACGTTGAAGTTGTATGTTATGATATAAATCCGACGTTATGCGTTCCGACGGGAACTCAGATGTGCGATCTATTGTCATGTTGTGCAATTTTCGTTTCGGTACCAACGCCGATTAACGGTCTTGGTAAAACGTCTATGAAATATGTCGACAGCGTCGTTTCCCAACTAAAGGACTTGGCATATAGTGGATACATAGTGATTCGTTCGACAGTTCCTGTTGGAACTTCTGACCGATATAAATGCTATTTCATGCCAGAGTTTCTGACAGAGAAAAATGCAATCGGAGATTTCAAAAATACCCAGAATTGGATTTTTGGATACCATGATCATGATCATGATGATTCTGATGTAAAAAAGGAAGGCTTCGTTGACACAATGACCGGTATAATAAATGCTGCTTACAATAACAAAAAGATAGCATCCAATCGCATTTCATTCATGCGCAACAAAGAAGCTGAAATGGTGAAATATTTTCGAAACACGTTCCTGGCTACAAAAATATCGTTTTGCAATGAAATCTTTAATTTTTGCACGAAACGCGGGATTGATTATAATACTATGATTTCCGTCGCAGCAGACGATTCACGAATATCGAAAAGTCATACGTCGGTCCCGGGACATGATGGACATTTTGGGTTTGGTGGTACGTGTTTTCCTAAAGATATCAGCAGTCTTCGCGCGCAGATGAGGGAGTCGGACGTCCCGCATTGCATTGTAGATGCCGTTATTCACCGAAACGACAACATTGATCGGTCAGAAAAAGATTGGATGGACGATATCGGTCGGGCGTTTGAGTATAAATAAGTTTATAAGTTTATAAGTTGATAAGTTTATAAGTTGATAAGTTTATAGTGTTTACTTAAAACCATATAAACTTATTTTAGATATTTCAGTAGTTAGTTAGTTAGTTAATCAATCATGCCTCCTTCACATAGTAGATCTGGAACCAATGCTAATGCTAATGTTAATAACAACAATATTCCAGTCACGTTACTACTGAGTGTTTCATGCACAGTATTCGACGGTTACAACAACATTCCGCTAACATTGCATTCAGAGTTTATTCGATCTGTTATGAACATGCCGGCAGACGAAGGAATGAAACGATTGTCGCAACACATTTGCACGCACGTTCTTGTTACCATCTATGACGACCTGGAACGAAAACGGGAGTGGGATCGAATGAGAGAACTTGTTAAAAAAAGTCAGTTATTCCATATTCATGGCCGGACAGTTAGTGATATTATTTATCCCAATCCAAATACGGATGATCCGCATGGACATCATGGGCGCGTGGTTTTCGTATGCACGCATTGTTAAATATGTTGTTAGTTAAGTTAGTTAACATGCAGTCGAATGGGTTTCGGAGCATGTTATAATACGCCGCTGGATTTTCGAGTTCGGTTGTTTTTTTAACAAGAGCCCTGATCCTGGAATTAGAATATTATTATTGTCGCATCCCTCATGGTCTCGATTAACGATTTGATCGTACTCTTCTTCCAGTAATGCTTTCAAGAAGTTGTAAATGGCGTACAAAATTTCTTCCGAGCATTTCCCGACAATCAGTACGCTACCCGTTCGAAAGATCATGAATGAAATCTCGCAAAACTCCGGCTTGGTTTCGGTTTTGGTATAATGCGGCTGTTGGCCATTTTGAACTTCTCGGCCGTACACGTAGTAAAACTTGGACTGAATGCCGGGATAGGAACACGAGTCGTAGTTACTGTTGATTCGATACTTGTATTTCAGAAGTTCGTGTAACTTATCACGGTCAATGTAAAACCCGCAGTTGAAATTCGAATTGATAAGCACGGTATCGCACTCGCCTTCCAAATAGGAAAGGTCCGGAGATACAGCCGGGCGCAGTATGCGGGTAACCACTTCGAGAACGTAATTGAGCGTTTGAATGTTCTGTATACCGGGAATTTCCAACTTCCCCGTATTAAATATTTTTACATGCATTTCTTTGAATTCAGGAAGGTGTGAAACGCACTGACTTTCTTTGACATCATCGCCTACGGCGGCGGGACTCTTTGCATCGCATGATAGTATTCGAATGATCATGACAAAACAGTTGAAGAATGCGCGCTTTTTTTTGCTTCGGTAGCATAAAATGTCTTTTTTTGAAATACCAACACTTATTTTGCGTTGGTCTTTGAATTTGATTCGTCCCTCTGGATTATCGATATGTTCTATTTCCTGATTGTCGCAATAACGTTCGTTTGCAATACGAGCCATGACTTCTTCGTAGTCTGCGCGTTCGGTTGTTGAAAATTTGATTTGTTTTTTGATGACGCCTTCAACCGGGTCGACGTATCGTATTACCGGAATTTCCCAAAATACTTTTTTGATATCGATTTCCCGATCCAAATGGGCAATTTTTGTCGTTGTTGAAATGTAAATGGCGCTGCATGTTGGAGTCGCATTGGTGCTAGTAGTACAAGCTCTAGCATCTGAAGAATCAGAAATATGCAAACATGACTGCAATGAAGACAATGATTCAGCCGAAGATTCTACATCATCTCCGAGTTTCATATTTCGCTTGAATGTTTCCCAGTCGTCGTCAAGATCCGCCATCGAATTAAGTAAGTATTAAGTAAGTAAGACAAAAGATATACGTGTATAGCTACATTACATATTCACGTCGGTCTTTAAGTTCAATTTTAAATTATATTAATTTAAACTTAAATGAAATAAAAAATATAAAAAATAAAAATTGACAGTAGAATAAAATTTCAGTCAATGCAGTAAAAATAAAAACATAACCCGACTAACAAATGCAACCCACTGTTGATGGAAATAATGGAATTGATGGATATATTTATATTTTAACGTCGCCGCATAAGTGTGGTATTCGTCGTCGAAAGATTGGTCTAACGACTTTGCCGCATCATCGGATGAATACGTATTTGACAAGTTGTTGCGATTTGGATGAATTGTATTTTGAAAGATTGTTCCACGTGAAGGTATCCGGGGTTGAAGAATTGCGCGACATTGAAGGGAAAATGCATGCACATTTTGGCCCGCTCCGCCGGCGCCGCGAATGGTTTGAACTTGACTCGCCCGACCCAGTTGGCGAATTCATCCGGAAACATCCGTCATTTTCCAAAGAATGCACTTTGAACGACGTGAAAGATTTGCAATACTCAAAAGAATCCGTGAAACGCGAAAAACGGCTCATACAAAAACAACAAGAACAAGAACAAGAACAAGAACAAGAACAAGAACAAGAACAAGAACAAGAACAAGAACCGGTTCCGGTTCCGGTTCCGGACAAAAAAGATTTAATTACTGAATATTTCAGTCATATGCTACCATCGGGCAGCCTACTTCCGCGCAGGATTCAGAGCGAACTGTTTTGCGCATTCTTGAAAAAAACGGCTGAAAATGAAAAGTATACGGGAATCGTACAATGGCCTACTGCGGTAGGAAAAACAATTGGGATGTTATCACTGCTCTTCATTTCATTCTCGCGGCGGTCATCTGAAGGGAAGATCTGGAGAGGGTTGCTCATTGCTCCACAAAATGACATTTTGAATACAATTATGGGCTCCATCAAGCGACTAGAAAAATGGGGAATTACGATCATTTCAGGCCACGACGCTCAATTTGTGGACGCGTTGCAAGAGTATCCGCGCGACCGGCATTGTTTGATCATAACAACGCACGCGTCCCTTACCGATCGGCGAAAATGGGAAATGCTTCCAGAGATCGACCATTGTCACTACGACGAGGTGCATCAAAGCACCGGCATGCAATTCTTCGGACTGCTAATTGAATGGATTCCCAAGTTTACATACTTTACTGGAACGTCTGCTACGCCAAAAACCTGCAACTCTGAACAACATACCCGACTTCACCAGCTGTTTGGAAACCCGCTAGAAGTTTTACACCAGTGTGAAATGGACGAAGCGGTCAGAGAAGGCTGGATCGCTCAACCCAAGATCATTGCAAAAATCGTGGATTCTGCTACACGCATTCAAGACTTTATCGGTATTGTCGCCCAAAGCGTTGCGAAAAAACGGGAACAAGGAAAATGGATGTACGGGAAAGTTATCGTATATTTGGAAACAATTGCCGACGTACAAGCCGCCGTTCGTTGCGCGGTTCAGTATTTCAATGAATCTGGTGAATCTGGATCTGGATCCGCGACGATTTATATGGCGGTAAAGGACACTAGTGCTGCAACTGCTGCAACTGCGACTGCTTCGAATGACTCAGATGTCGATCCCATTGAAGGCGCGCATCCGGATAGCGAGTTCATCAAAGACGAAGCAGATGGCTCGTTGCGTATACTGTTTGCATGCCAGCGTTACCGCCAAGGGTCCGATATCAAAGGAATTGAAATGACGATGGTTTTATTCAATTCTACAATTGCTACAAATGTATTCGTGCAAATCATGGGACGCGCACTTCGAAGGGACTATGCGTATGCGAATAAGGAGGGATGGTGCGTTATAGTGAAGACACGCAGTGAAGGGGAGGAAGAAACGTCCGAAGATGTTATGGATGGTATCCTTCTTGAGATGGCTAGTTTTCTCATACTGTCATCGTCATCGAATACGGATGTAGATAATAAGAAGACAAAGAAAGAGCAGCTTCAGGATTTCGTTTCACAGTTCTTGGAATTTGACGTTGACAGAAAAGAGTTTTCGATCGAAGAAACGGTTGAACGCATGCAGTGCATGTATTTGCGAAAGGAGTACGTATCTGGAAACAAGGGAGTTCGCGAATACTGTATTGAAAAAGGAATCGATTCCAGTTTCGAATATGCGGAACATCGAAAAACCGAAACGCGCATTTCTCTTCCATCCGACATTCCGTGCCAATCAACTGAAACCGTTTACGCGTTCTTGCACCCGAATGCATCCTGCATGCAAAAGTCGGAGTTTATAAGTGTTTTAAAATCTCTCGATTTGACGACTTCCCAAAAATACGAATCATGGCGCTTGTCTTCGTCATCATCACACTATCCATCCATTCAGCACATTAGCGACGGCTACTTTGGACCCAATGATACAAATTTCAACACATTCGTCGAATCAAAGAGATCGCGTAGGTAAATAGGCGCAGATAAATAGACGCAGATAAATAGTGATAAATAGTAAATAGAGGTATAGTATTTTTTATTTAAAAAATTGAATTTAATATTCGATTCCATATCACATACCATACCATATATCACCTCAAAATATGGATTTAACGCGCCCATGCCAGCAAAGGGCGCATAAACGAATTACTGAACTATTGGAAACGTATGATAAGTGCCTTGTGAAAATGTTTTGTGGAACAGGTAAGTCCCGTGTCATCCGATCGATCATTCTAACACAGCAAAAACTGCTCAGCGTCGTCGTATTCCCGTCCCTTGCTCTCATACGACAATTCACGGCGGATTACTTAGCTGATGTTGCCGTCTCAAAAACATGCGCTATTCTCAACGTGTCCAGCGAACAATTGAAAGATTTTCAAAGCACGACCGAACCGGCGGACATCAAGAAGTTTACTGTTGTCGCCAAAAAGAGAGCCACCATGAAGAAAATGAAAATCATTTGTGTAACCTACCAGAGCCTGCAAGTGCTTCTCGACAATTTGGGCGATGCAACGGTCGGCCTGATGTGTTTTGACGAGGCGCACAGGACAACCAGCCCCGAATACTCCAAACTCGTGTACAGCGATGAATATCGTGTCAAGTATGAAAAGCAGGTATTCTTTACTGCCACGCCAGCCAACCAGAATGGCATTGTGATGTTTGACCGCGAACGCGATGAAATGGGGACGTACGGCGACTGCGGTCCGCTGGCGTCGGAATACACGTATTTGCAAGGACTGCGCGACGCCATTCTCTCGCTATTTGAATTGCGCATAGACCTTTACACCCAAGACACACTGGGGAATGTGTATGAAAGCATCGCACGGGCCATTTTGACAACGGGGAATACACGAGTACTCACGTTTCACGCGGACGCGGCCGAAGATAGCAAATCGGATACTTCTGTATTGCGGTTCGTGGACAAGGCAAGGTTCGTCGAGGCGCTTCGTGCGGTGTGTGCGAAAGAGTTCCCTGATAAAGTGGGGAAGTTTACTTCTTCCAATGTAACATTCACGGCAATCACAGCTGAAACAAAAAACAAGGACGCAATCCTTGACGCGTTTGAAACTTGCACCGATGATGAAATCTATATTGTGTCGTCGTGTCGAACGATTGGCGAAGGGGTTGACACGAAGAAGGCGAACATGTGCGTATTTGTGGATCCGAAATCGTCGGTTGTATCCATCATTCAAAATATCGGGCGCATCTGCCGCAAGATTGCGGGCAGTGAACGAGAGCCGGCGACGATTTTGGTTCCCGTTTGTATTGGATGGGATAAATATGTCGCAGCAGGCGATGATGCCGAGAAACAGGATAGTTTAATCAGGGAACAACTGAACGACCGAGAGAATGGCGATTATAACGCGATTATGAATATCGTCGCGGCACTGAAACAGGAAGACCCTGAATTGTATGAGTTGTGCTTGCGATACCCGAGCAAGTTCACGGAGTCGGAGCGCAAGCATGCGCTGGAAGAACAGGGGTTCCGCGTTTTAGAAGACGACGAAGACATTGATGAACTGGTAGAAAACGGCGACAGGGTTGAAATCCACACTTCAAATGTAGATGTTCCCATTGTGTATCGGGGGTTTGATGGCCACGGGGAGGATGCGGATGAAGACGACGAAGAGAGACCGATTCAGCGCTTCTACGAAGTAGAGGAAGAAAACGATGATGGTGAAATGGAAACGAGATATCATCGGATTGCACCAATCAATGAAGAAGAGGAAGACGACGAAGAAGATTCAAATAGACGCCTGAACCCGCCCAAAACGACCAATCGCCCGAGAATGAATATCCACACCAACGATGAAATCAAACTGCTTTGGAGAATGGGGGACGTCGTGTTGGGGGAACAATTCGGGTCAGGGGTACTGGAATGTCAGGTAGAACGATTGGATACTGATGAAAGATGGAAGGAGAACCTTATTGAATGTGCAAACCACATAGATTCACATTCAAGACCTCCTACGCATACAACGTCGCTTGGACGCTGGTTGGGAAATCAAAAAGAAAATGCAAAACACAATTTGAAAATATTGAAAAAAGAAGAAATACGAAACTTGTGGAACGAGTTTGAACAAAAATATCATTCATATATATCACCTGATGGAAAATTTAAACAATATTTGGACGACGTTCGTTGCTTTATTGGTATCAATGATGCACGCCCCAATAAACATTCTGCAGATGAGAAAGAGGCAAAATTGGGACGATGGATTGGAACAACAACAAAGAATTACAAAACTAATCGACAAAATATGGCAGATGCAGAATATCGCAAATTGTGGTCGGATTTTATAACCGACCCAAAATTTTCAAGTCATTTCCCCTGGGACGATGTTGACGCGTGGTTTACTAAATTTGAAGAATTGAAAAAATACATAAAGGACAATCACAAACCGCCATCGGGCAAGTCCAAGGATCGCAAGAGTAAATCACTTGGTATTTGGTATTTAACTCAAAACAGAAAGTATCATAGTGAAGACAGCCTCTCTGCGGGAGAATCTATGAAAAATCCAGTTATAAGAAAGGCGTGGAAAGACTTTACAGAAGATCCGTCATATTCTCAATATTTGACTACAAAGGTAGATGCCGATGAACAAGATTGGAATCGAAATTGTCAAAACTTGGCAAAATATGTTGATGAACATAAAAAATTACCCTCGGCTGCTCAAGGACAATTGTCAGAAATAAAAAGTCTTGGAAACTGGTCTTCAAAACAACGTGAAAGTTATCGTGACGGAAAAATGAGTTCTCAACGAATAAGTGATTTGGAAAAAATACCTGGATGGTATTGGGACAAAGACGAATCAAATGAAGCAAAAATCAATAGTTTGATACAATTTCAAAAGAATTTTCAACGATTACCAAAACAACACTCTGGCAACAAAAACGAGGAAAAATTGGTCAACTCTATAACTACATTCAGAAGATCTTATCGAAAAAAGAATTTAGATGAAATATGGATTAAAAAATTGGAAGGAATCCCTGGATGGTTTTGGCACAAGGATGAATTGAAAAAACTTCAATCTATCCCGTCAACTCAATCCCCTTCATTATCTCCACCCCCCAAATCAAAACCCAAAGTATCCAAAAAATCCCATCTCATCCCCAATCCAACAACATCATTGGAATGTTCTGCTTCTGAAACCAATCCAACTTCGTTAAAACGCGTCATCACCGATTCTCCCTATAAACTCACCGGTCGTGCATGGGCTACGCAAAAATCGTGTACTACCCACGAAAAGCTTCAGTCCAATCCTGCCGAATGGCACGCGTATCATGCTGCACGCGACATCAGTTTCCAAAGTTATGTCGATCAGTCCCAAATTCCGCGCAATCGTATAATCGATCATCTCGGCAATAAACGCAAGCATCGCCTTCGCATTCTGGATCTCGGGTGCGGTCGCAACAACATTGCACGCCATTACGCAGACGAAAAGAAATTCACAATCCAAGGATATGATCACGTGGCCGAGCAAGGAAGCGGCGCTCTTATTGGAAACATCGCCGACCTTGCCGCGCAAGAAGAAGATGAAAGTGTCGACATCTGCATTTACAGCCAGTCGCTGATGGGCTCGGACTGGCGCGATTACTTGACCGAAGGCCACAGAATGCTGCGATACAACGGCGAGTTCATCATCTCCGAACACGTCAAAATGTTAGACGATGTTCGTTCGGAACTCGATCGTCTGGGATGCAAAGTGGAAAGCGTAAATGCTGATAATGATGCTGATGCTGATGCGATGATGATGGCATCCGAAGAAGTCCAAGACGCCGATGACAAGGTTGCGAAATGGTTCGTTCTGGTTGCTCGGAAAGTGTAATTTGTTAATAAAATAATAAAATAAAATAATAAAATAATCTGGCATAATAATTTTAAAATAATAAAGCATAATTTTAAAATTTTTATTTAAAAAAATTGAATTTATTCATATTTATGTGACAACCAAAGAATAACCAACCCCGACAATAATTCACAATGCAGACACAGACACAGACACCATCGGATATAAAAGCATTTAAATCTTCAATTGTTCGCATTCGAGATATTCTGAGAGGACCTGGAGTAGCCATTACAGGAATGGAATCAATGCGACACATTTGCTTGTACATTCTGGCAAGGTACGTTGATATTGAAAAAGCGCAAAGTCTCGGAGTTCCAGAACAATTCGCGTGGGAAAATCTGATGCACGTTTCACAAACGCAAGAGGGCGGCGTACAATTTGCATTCGATTTGTTCTACCATAAAGAGGAAGACTGTCTGATTGCACATTTCGACCGACTCTTCGGAACCGAAAAGTTTTCATTCGATATTAAAAGTCCCATGAAACACAAGGAAATTATGGAGATCATGCACCGCATCGACGTTCGCATTATCGACGATCATATCGATTTACTGGGCTGGGTATACGAGCAACACCTGGGGACGGGCGCATCGGGGTCTGGGTCGAGGGATTTGGGACAATATTTCACTCACCGAGCAATTTGCGAGTACCTCGTAGACTTGTGCAAGCCTGGGTTTGAAGAAGACGGAATCCCTGAATCCATCTGCGATCCAACTATGGGTACCGGCGGGTTCCTTACCACGTTTATCAAACACTACCGTCGAGCGCATCCGGACAAACCAGTCGACTGGAAGATTCAATGCAAAGAAATTCACGGGTGCGATACCGATCCCAAAGTCGCTGGAATTGCAAGAGCCAATTTGTTCATGGAAACGGGCGGATACCGAGCTCAAAATTTATTAACACATGATTCGCTTTACAATGATTTGCCGCAAAACGGGTACAAAATTATTCTGGCAAATATGCCGTTTGGAGTGAAACAGCTGGTCCACGCCGATTGTTGCGAACGAGTGAAAGACTTGAAAATTCGAACCACGAAATCCGAGCCACTGTTTCTCCAACTCATGATGGTTTCGTTAAAACCTGGCGGGCGATGTGCCGTGGTTGTACCCGACGGAATTCTGTTCAATGTCGCGCGCGGTCACCGGGATACTCGAAAGTATTTGCTCGATCATTTCGAATTGAAACGGATTATAAAAATGAAAGGGCAGTTCTTTACAAACACGAGCATTCAGCCGTCTATCCTGTTCTTTGAAAATACAGGCAAGTCAACTAGTGCAGTCGAGTTTTGGGACGTTGTTAAAGACACGACCACCGGCGATATACAGGAAACGATGGTTCTTTCTGTGCCAACGGATCGACTCAATGACGACTTCTCGTTCAATATGAATTACTACCAGGAGAAAAAAGCGCTGGTTCCGAATACCGGGTTTCCGCAATACCCTTTGTCCGAGATTTCAAACTACGCGAATGGAAAGACGCTTGCATCGGCGGAAAAAACAGACGACGGTGAATACGATGTTATGGGCGGCGGTATGACGTACAACGGAAAAACAACCGCGTTCAATCGCGAGGGCGAGACGATCAGTATAAGCAAGAGCGGGTCTGCAGGTTTCGTATGCTACCACAATAAAAAATATTGGGCGGGTGACTGTCTCACGATAACGCCGCGAAATGTCGATGATGTAATTACCAAATACTTGTACTATTATCTCAAACTGACAAAGTCAACTACGACTGTGGTCGGAAGCACGATTCCTCACTGTAAATGGGACGACATCAAAGACATTTCAGTTGTTGTACCGCCGCTGCATGTACAGAATGAAATTGTCGCGACGCTCGATCGCATCTATATTACAACACCCGAAGAAACAACTATCTCGATGACGGAAACGCTGAAGATGACGGATAAGGGCATGGACCTTATTCTGGCAAACCCTGCCGGTGAATTCCTTGAACCGATTGTTGAAGCGAATCGATTGATACGGCGATCGGATCAGATGATCGCGCATATCAAACTTCAAATGGGAGCGGTTATTGGCGCGTCCATGCACGGACCTGAATGTACCGACTACTTGCTATCTGAGCTGGCTGAAGACAATCCCGAAAACCTTACACGGGCTGATACGGGCTACGAAACAATCAACTATGTCGACTTGGGCTCAGTAAAAGAGGGTAAAATATCTGCGGTTCAGAGTATCCCCATTTCAGAAAAACCGGCCAGAGCGCAACGCAAGATACAGGACAGGGATATCATATGGGGAAGTGTTCGCCCGCTTTCAAGAAGTTATGCATTTATCGAAACCGCGGCGGAACATATGATCGGATCGACTGGATTCGTCGTGATCCGGACCAAGGACGCGACCCAAGTAATGTCAAAATACTTGTATTACACGCTTACAACCGATGCATGCGTACGGTTCCTGGATATGCATAGTACCGGAAGTTCGTATCCCGCGTTCAATTCCCAAACAATCATGGCATACCGTGTCACGATTCCACCAATGCATGTACAAACGAAAACGTTGGAACGGCTTTCAGCGCTTCAGTTGCAACTGGATACACTTGAATTGCTGAAGCAACAATCGGAAGACAATGCGAAATTTATACTGGAATCGTATACATAAAAATAAAAATAAATATAATAAAAAATATAACAAATAAATAATTTATAGTTTGATCACATCACCTTACCTTTTTTCCATTTCATGATGGCCAGACTTATATATTCGACGATATGTTTTGAATTGCACTCTTGGTTATGAATTACATGTTCAACGTGAGTTAAAAATTCAGGCGTGAGTTCAGTGAGTTGTGTACGAATAATATGATTCAAAAACTGGACCATCATGCTTTTCTTCTCAATACAATAATCGCGACTGATACGGTTCAGTCTGGACGAAATACTTGCCGAAGTTTCTAAGGCAATTACATCGTTCCAGGTATTACGGTGAATGATTTTACACTTGGATACGATTTGATTCGATTGCATGTAATTGATCATTCCGCGAATGTCGGATCCAAACTGGGTTTGTATATTACGCAATGTATCAATCGACAGTTTTAATTTTTCATTCACGTTGATTTGATCCAAAAACTCGATAATGCGCGGTTCCGGCAACTGGTTGAACCGCATTTTAACAAACTCGGATTGGAGAGATTCGTCGATTTTACTCACGTAGTTGCATATCAGGCAAAATTTCACGTTACACAGCGTATAATTATTGATCAAATACCGAAGCGCCATTTGAGCATTTTTTGTCATGTAGTCAACTTCATCGAGAATAATAAACTTCAACTGTTCGCCTCGTCCAAATAAACTTTTAGTATTGACAAACGTACTTATTTGATTTCGAATGACGTCAATTCCGCGTTCATCGGATGCGTTTAAATGAATGACTGTTCCCAGACCCAGAATCGGATACGGATTAGAACTGGAATTTGAATTGTGGTCAGTAGTATGTTCATGCGTATCTGTTGCGGTTACGGTATACTTATTCTGAAACGCGCTGACCAGGTTTATAACTGTCGTTGTTTTTCCGGTTCCCGGAGGGCCGTAAAGTAACAAGTTCGGAAAGTATCCTTTTTCAATTATATTTTCAAGAATTGTTTTATTTGTTTCGTCGAGAACGATATTATCAAACGTTTTGGGCCGGTATTTTTCAACCCATGGAGTTGACGACTGAACGGCGGCAGCGATTGCAGCGATATTCATATCCATATTCATATTCATATTTATTATTATTGATAATCATATCTTATCATATACGTTCAAGTATTTATTTTCATATTTAAAATTTAAAAAAGAAATACAAATAAAATTGTTGCGTTTTATCTGGATGGATAAAGTGTAGGTAAAAGTATAAGTTACATTGTTACATTTATAAACAACATTCATTCTGAAGAGATGACAGCCGAACCTCAAACTCAAGACAGCAGCAGACGCCCACGAGCAACCCAGCTGAATGGTAGTGGTGGATACCTTGAACTGATTCTTGGCCCGATGTTTTCGGGAAAAACCTCAAAGTTACTGGAAATACACAAACAGTGCCTGTTTTGCAGCATTCCCGTGGTTGCAATTAATTATATGGAAGATACGCGGTATTCGGATACGATGATGTCAACGCACGACCGTGCCATGATTCCGTGTATTCGCGGGACTCAAATCAAGGATATGGTCGTAGACCCGGCCGACGGATACGCGATTCGAAATGCTGCCGTGGTTTTGGTAAATGAGGGGCAGTTCTTTCCGGACTTGGTTGAATACGTTCGAAAATGGGTAGATGTTGACAACAAGCGCGTTTACATATGCGGCTTGGATGGCGATTTCATGCGCGCGCCTATGGGTTCAATACATGAACTGATTCCGTTTTGCGACAAAATTGAAAAACTGACATCACTTTGCAGCCGTTGCCGCGATGGAACGCGTGGAGTCTTCAGTTTTCGAATCACGAATGAAACCGAACAAAAACTCATCGGATGCTCTAACTATATTCCCGTGTGCCGAAAATGTTACAATGAACTCAGCGATGAACGAACGAAGCATAACACACCCCCAGCCACGCTCGAGTAAGTAAATAAAAAAGGAAAAGAATCAAATATATTTTTATTTTTATTTTTTATTGAAAAAAAATAAAAAGCGGGGAAGGGGGATAGAATAACTTACCTGACTAGGCGAACTGACTGGTTCGGTGATTTTGCTCGAGCGGTTGAACTTGCAAGTGCAGAGCGCGACGATCACCGCATGCCGCAAGTTCAAGTTCGCGTGCACGGATCTTGTCGGCAGCCAGCTTTGCATTTCTGGCTTCAATTGCCGCATCGGCGGCTTCTTCGCTTCCAAACTTCTTGATGTACTCGCGTCGTTCTCTGAACGCTCGAAGCACAACAAGTGCAGCTTGCTTGTCTTCCATTCGCGTGGCGTCTTTGATGCGCTGGATCAGCCTTTCTTCAGTAATGATATTGGTGTTGGCGGCGGCCATTGTTGTAACTTGTATTGTTGGGTTGGGTAAGCACTACTTATGACATGAAACAGTAATTGAAAAAGTAAATCAATTTTTTTTCGAAATTTCATTTTCTTACTCTCCGTATTTTACCTCGTATTTTTTTACGAGTTGATCTAGATTTACTAGATTTACTATATTTTTTAGATTTCATACCACCTCTTCTACATTTAACACCTTTAGGACTACCAGGAGCCCCTTTAGCACTAGAACTATCTTTCGGACTATCAGGAGACCCTTTAGCACTAGAACTACCTTTAGCAGCACTACCTTTAGGACTATGTTCACCTGGGGGGTGTGTAAAACAAAATCCTCCTATATTTGATGGTCCAGTATGGTCTTCGTGAGTAACATGATCTTCAAAAATAGTATTTACTTTTTTAATACCAGAAACATCGAATGTCTCTAGAGTATATTCACTTTTATTTGGATCAATAATAATTATTTGAAGTCTCTCCGCATCATATCCGACTATCAAAACATAATGACCAGAACCACCTGATAATTTAACTATAATAGGTCTACCCCTATCAATTTCTGTTTTAATTTGACTAAATTTTATTTCTTTACTTCCTGAACATCCGCCTTGTTCATGTATATAGTGTAACCTATACATTAAATAATCAATCGGGTTTTGTGGATTATTATCTATGGCCGAACCAGTTATTTCTTTTACTATGGCCGCTTGATTAATTGTAGTACCATAATGTTCTAGAATCATTTGAATTACTGCAGCATAACACCATTGCGTTTTTTCTTGTATGTGAATTTTACTTTCAGGTATTAATATTATTCTTTGCATATTATATATATATATGTATTTATATGATACAAAAATTTAACGCTAAAATAAAAACGAATTGAAATAAATAATAATACTATAAAATGAATCTGGCAATTCAAATTGTTTTTGGCGCAGTTGGCAGCGTGACTGCGTGTTTTTGCTGTGGGTATATCCTTTCCAAAAAATGTTATAGTTACACTAACGATGACGTAAGGACGTAACTATAAAATAAATGCTCCTTACGGGACTCGAACCCGTGACCTCGGCCTCATAAGGACCGCGTTCTAACCAAACTAAACTAAAGGAGCAACAATAATAACTAGTGATTATGTGCTATCACCATCTATTATCCTATAGAAGTATTTAAATCATTTTTTAAATAAATAGGATTTGTAATTATGGTCTTATTATGAAAAAAAATTGAATTGTATTTCACATTCACGAATATGTTGATAGTAGTGACTCCAAAGACAACAACAACAACAACAACACGACAACGATACAATGGACTCTTTTAGAAGAAATTATGACGAAGACATCCACGGACAGTGGCGCGCAAATGCGGGTGAGAAGGTGGTTTACACGGAAGACTTTCCGGCACCCATTCTTTGTGCTACGGAATTTACAGACAACTCCACGGGAAAAGGTAAGGCAAAAAGGGTCGAAATAACATTCGACATTTCCGGTTCCGGAACCGGAACAGAATCAGGTATGTGCACATTCACTCACACAGACGACGGTGTTGGCATTGAAAGGATGTCGGACCTTTCCCGGTTTCTCAAATTCGGAAGTACCCAGTCATCAGGCACATTTCATCATTACGCATGGGGTCGTTTCCGCGCAATGACGGCGTTTATGCCAGACTACGAGACTGCGCAATGGACGATTGATTTCAGACTTTGCAACAACCCGACTGTAATGAGTCGTCTTTGCCAGCCGTGGAGCACGACTCAGAAGATGCAAGATTCGATGACTGAGGTTCCGGTTACCGACTCGAATCGCGGGGTCGGGTTTGGGATACAGCTCAATTTCAAAATGTCGATCTTCGGAGAACTCGCCAAGACGTACAGCGAAGATCCGGCAATTCTCTTCAACAAAATGAAAGAGCGTCTGACAACGAAGTACAGCGAGGAAGTGCTTCAAACGACCGAACTCATTCTTACGGTGAAGAAGGGAAGCCAGGTCATCCGTGAAAGCTCCAGAGAGAACAACTGGAAGACATTCGAACAGATGCTTCGCGAACTTTCGGAAACTTCTCCGGCGTCTTGCCAAATCATCTTTGACGAAACGTTGAAATGGGAAAGCATCCAGTTCAGAGCGACCGAGTACTTCTTGGCAAAAGACAATGATGACTTGAGAATGGCGTTTCCGACATTTGGCAGGCGAGCACTTGAATGCCAGCGAGTTCATATAAGCAACGACGGTCGGCTTATTGAATCACGAGCGAAGACGCTGATGGACAAGCGAAAGAACCTTCACGGGTACCAAAACGGAGAAATCGTCTTCATCAATGCGTTTGCTGGCGATACTGGATCATTTCTGGACCAGCCGACTCCCGCAACTACCAAAGTGTCCATCAAAGACGATTGCGTAAACCTTCCGGGCATATATCGCAAGTACCTGGATGAAAAAAAGAGCATCGAAGACGAGAAGGCCTCGGAAAGAAAGGCACGCGAAAAGGAATTGAAGGAGCAACGAAAAAAGAGAACAGTGCCTGCGGCTGCGCCTTCAGCACCAGCGCCAGTGCCAGTGCAGGAACCAGTATCCGTTCCAATACCATTGGTCCCGTTGGTGCCATTGACGTTATCATCTGCAACGTCAGTGGCGCCAGGAGCAGGAGCAGGAGCAGCAGCAAGAGCATCATTTCAACCCAAGCGCACATCCATGCACATTGCAAGTGACATGCCCGAAGTACGTGTACCAGATCATGCTTGCAATGTCGTTACTCAAAACATGAGTGGCGTTGGCGTGGATGGACTTGCAAAAAACCCCAGCGTATCCAGTGTACCGAAATCCAGGCCCCGACAAGCGTTTCTCCCCGAAGAAGTTGTTTCGATCATTCGAGCCGCGTCGAAACATATGACCCAAGAGTCATTTGCCGCGTTCAAAGCCGACATGAACAGTAAGTATTCTCTAGGCATGGAATAAACACAACACACAACACATGCACAAACAAGTTCGTTAGTGGATTAAAAACGAACATTTTTTTTTTATTTTATACCATAGTTGTGTTGTTATTTATTCTTACTTATTGTTTATATTACTTATCTATACCGCATCATATTTCATTGTAACGATGAAAAAAATTGAAATATTTTAGAGTTTGGGATAATATGTAAAGCAGCGAATCAAACACCGAACAACCGAAATGACGACAATGACAACTGCCCAATTTGCCTGGAATCAATTCAGCCTCAAACACATCCAACGTGAAAGTGGAGCTGACGAACGCCTGGACAAGTACCTTGCTGAAAAAATCGATGACAATGAAGAAGGCTTCGACATGCCAGGCCCAGTCACTTCAACAACTTCAACAAAATCCAAAAAACGCGTACAGTGGTCACCAACAAAGCACAAGCTCGCGGCTGCAAGTGCAGCAACTACCGCCACCATCAGTCCACCCGCGCCCGCCGAAGGGTTCGAGCAAGTCAAGAAGGCCAAAACGCGAGCTGAGCGACGCGCCGAAGAACCTGAAGTCGAGCCTGAAGTCGAAGAACCTGTCGCGCGCAAGGATCGGCGCAGCGATTACTGGGTTCAGCGTGACAACCTGCGACGCGACAATGCCAGGACGATGAAGAATCAGTTCCAAGAATTCGAGGAATGAAATGAATCCAATACAAACAATCCAAGACTCCAAGACTCCAAGACCGCATAGGTTTCTCTTGTTGAGTGTGTTACAACGAAACTTTTTTTTATTTTTTAATTAACCTGCTGACCCTATCCGCGCAAATGGGTTTGATGGGAGTCTCCCTCTCCCGCTAAACGCTAAATACTTTATTAAAACAACTTAAATTAAAATGCTAACTGAAATGTAAAATACGAATTGTTTTAATTTTTTATATTTCAGATTTCATATTTCAGATGCAGCCAGATATCCAGACTAATAAACAACCCAAAGAACCGAAACAACCGAAACAGCCAAAAGAACCGAAACCACCCAAAGAACCGAAACCACCCAAAGAACCGAAACCACCCAAAGAACCGAAACAGCCAAAAGAACCGAAACAGCCAAAAGAACCGAAACAACCAAAAGAACCGAAACCACCCAAAGAACCGAAACAACCCAAAGAACCGAAACATCCCAAACAGCCAAAACCACCCAAAGAACCGAAACAGCCAAAAGAACCGAAACCACCCAAAGAACCCAAGGAACCAAAAAAGCCAAAAGAACAGAAACAACCGAAACAACCGAAACAACCGAAACAACCGAAACAACCGAAAAAGCCAAAGGAACCGAAGCAACCTAAAACCCTAAAAAAACTAAAACAATCCGCTTATGAAAAAAAAGAACAAGGAATATCTGGATCAGGACAAGTCCTTAAAAAACGAGGTCGTAAACCCAAGGGTGGAAAAATAATTTCAGCAAGTGATCCATTGGCAAATTCTAATTCTAGTAGCGATGGTACAACACTCGATAAATCAAGTGGACCAAGTATTGTTTCGACAAATGTAATTCTACACCTTAAATGCGGGTTCGATGACATGCATTCAAACTCAATATCTATTTTTAAATATGAACCTACTGTAGAAATGGTACAGTCGTACACCGACTCAAATGATATAAGTGAAACCGCTGGCGAATTCAATAGCAGCACAAAAACCAGTCATGTTAATACGAATACGGATAGTCATCATGGAAATCCCAATAATGACATTGATAATCACAATGATAATAATGATAATCACAATGATAATAATGATAATCAGAATGAGAATGGCAATAATGACATTGATAATATCGAAAATACTACCGTTGACAATAACCAAAACAATGATAAGGACAAGGACAAAGACAAGGACAAATGCAAATCCATTTTTCCTCCACGTCTCCACAAGAGTGTATCATCAGCATTATTCTCTCAAAATCATAATTATAATCATGGTCATGCAGATTCAAATCTTCAGTTGAGCGATACTATCACGGTAACCAATGGAGACTCGATGAAGGATATATGGAAAAAAATAAACAAGCTTAAAGTGACATTGCATAACGACAACGCGATTTTCAATGCAGTTCAGCAGTCTGCATGTTTCTGGGATACATGTAAATTTACTACACCAGTGATACATATTCCCAAACTTTATAATAAAGTAACAGACTCATATACCGTATATGGGTGTTTTTGTTCTCCAGAATGTGCTGCAGCGTACCTTATTCGTGAACCGCTCGATTCATCCGTAAAGTTCGAACGATTGCAAATGTTAAATGGAATGTATAACGACATATGTAATAATACGGACCGACCTGTAAAACCAGCCCCTGACCCCAGGTACGTACTTAACAAATATTACGGCAATCTAACAATTGAAGAATATCGTAAACTTCTTAAAAGTGACCATTTATTATATGTGGTAAATAAACCACTCACTCATTCGTTACCCGAATTATATGACGATAACAATGAATTTCTAGTAAATGGAAAACCTGCAGCAATGTCGTCTATAAATTCTGGATCATTATCAACATCGTCCTCTCTTGGACCATCGTCATCGTCGTCGTTTATAAAAAATAAAGCCAAATATCCGCTATTAAAAGCAACCTAGTTAGAAAAATAGAAAATAGAGTAAAAAATAAAACGTATATGCCTTTTATTTTTTGTTTATTTGAGTATTTTATTTTTTTGATATTATTATTTTATTATTATTTGATTAAATATTCAATATTTTTGGGCTGCTGTTACTTAGTTATTTTTTTATTGAATACCGGTTTCCCCTTGACAAACAGTCCAATTTCATCTCCGATATCTCCATCGGTAAGACATTCGTAAATGACACCCGTTGTCTCGTTTGTGGTAAAATACATTTTCCCCTTGATTTCAACCTCAACTACTTCCACCTCTTCTTGTTCCTCTTCCTGAACCGGTTCTTCCGCCTCTTCTGTTTCTTCTTCATCATTGTCCTCTTTTTGTTCTTCCTCAATGTTTTCTTCTTCGTATACGGTGTCCTGATCTTCCTCTTCCTCTTCCTCTTCCTCTTCTTCCTTTTCCTTTTCCTCTTCCTCTTCTTCTTCCTTGTCGTCGGCGTCTTCTTCTTCCTCTTCTTCTTCTTCTTCTTCCTGAACCGCTTCTTCTTGACAACATGTGAGATCCACTAATTGTACTCTAGTAGAATCAGCTTCTTCGATAATCAGCGTGATATTTTCAGAAAGAGGATCGATACATGTTTCCTTTTGCGAGTCGCGCTGAAGTTGAAGTCGTAGCGCATCATTCTCGAGTTTAACCATTTGAAGTTCGGATTGAAGACTCTCAATCACTTGAAAACATTGCGTTAACTGGGACTGTATATGAGCTAGTTCTTGGCTGGATGCTTCTCCTTCTTCTCCTTCTTCTTTTTCGTATTTAGGTTCTTGTTTGAAACGCGGTCCATCTCGAATCGCGCGCTGAACTGCCGGAATGGCTAGTATTGCATCGTGTGATTCCTTGTACAAAGCATAGTCAGCGCACACGCGCGAAAGACGCGTCGACATGATGTCGCCAACTTCTTTTACTACACTGTCGATTATGTTTGATGTGTTCGATGTAGAAGATGCCATGTAAGAAATTTGAAGGTTTGAAGTATTTAAGTTGAAATGTGAATACCGTATGCTCAGACATGAATATATACCATATCCAATTTAAATCAATTTTAATATAAATATAAATATAAATATAAATATAGTTTTAGAAGCCCTGAAAATGACCGAAGACGAAAAAATCACTACAATCATAAGTCAAACTGACTACACGGAAGACCAAGCCCGTGAGTATTTATTGCGTTACGATAATGACGAAATTGCAGTAATACGTTACTATTTAACCGGATCAGAGTATCCAGCTGCAAAACATGAGACCAGTGCACGATCCAAAAATCAACTTGTTTATTCCGAAATCCGAAAATTTATGGACGCCTGTTCTAAAAATTCTAAAAATGCAACTGCGTAGTAGTAAATATTTACTTTTTTAGTCATGATAAAAAAGTAAATAAAATATAGTGAATTTATATAATATAATTATACACTTCATACTTTAATAAAATTAATAAAATGCATATTAGACGAAACACATTTAATGGAATCAGTAACCGTCTCACTAAAAGAGCGAATGGTAGTACTAGGAAAGTACCGCATTATGCGCGTATTAATTCAAACCCAACCGGTGGCAGCAAGCGTCGAAAGATAGCGTTAAGCCGTGTATCATCACGTCGTTATTATTCTTCGGGAGGAGCTGGACCCGCAGGAGGACTTAAGGCTGAAATTGCTGCGATTAATGCCGTGTTCAATGGAGCAGTAGGAGGAGCAAACTTGACTAAAGTCCAGGTTAAAGATGCATTAAAGGCTTATAAAAGTGCCGCTCAGCCGGCGTTATCTGAAAAAGCAAAAGATCATCTGTTAACATTGATGAACTCATTGAGTCATCATTCCAACCATACCGTTATTACCCCCGCACTACTGGCAGCAGATACAGCAACACTTCAATCAGCTGCAACCGCTGCCAATCAAAAAGACATTGCCTCCAGGAGCTGTGGTCGACCAAACCCTCTTTCTGTTCCACTAGAGCATAGAACAGACCCAAAATCTAAACCTGCATCTCCAAGGTAATGACCCTGATGCAGGTAAACCAAATAATTTAATTATCAAATACACCATTCCGTTTTGTAACATATATAAAATATATATTTTGTTTTTAAACGTTTTTGACTATTTGTTGCACGCACGCATGCACGCATGCTATTTTATATATTCAAAATAAAAAAAAATAATATATATTACGGTAATATATATTATTACATTTAAAATGCCGCTTGTTGCCACATTATGTCCACCAGCCCTATTATATCTAGGGTTTTCGATCATTCAAATCATTATCGATTTATTTAGAAGTGATCACGTAACTGCATTTTTCAAATTTTTAATTACCATTGTATTTTTATTCATTCTTCAGAATTTATGTGACACCGGACTCAGTCTTATTTCCTGGTTTATCGTGTTTGTTCCATTCATTATGATGACCTACGTGTCTTCGATCGTATTTTACTTGTTTGGAATGAAACCTAGTCCCTCGGAAGCAGGAAAAGTAACGAAAGGAAAAAAAGAAGTCGATCCCAATTATTTCAATAAAGCAAATTCAAACCCAGGATATCCAACCAACCCGATAAGCGAGATGGCCAACGAAAATGAGAAACTCAACCTTAAAATATAAATTTAAAATACAGAACTATGAAAGCATCGCCTTATTGATGGGCGGTTTTCCACCGGGTATTTTTCTACTTCCCATGTTTCTCACATTTTTAGAAAGCTGGATTAAATCCTTGTCCACCTTTTTTATAGCTTCGTCGCTTTTCTTGTACTGGCTATTCAAATTCAATTTGTTGAAGTCGTTGAGTGCGGCGTTTATTTTATCATACTCGCTACAGTCCTCTCCACATGCACTAAGCTTGGACTGAGAGTCCCCAGATGGTGTACTAGATGATTCCGGTGGTGGCGACACATTGGATGAATTGGATGCACTCGGTACAAGAGGAGGATTATTATTCATACCTTCTCGCAACCCTTTCTTATTCGAATCCGAGAGAATATGGAATGCAACGAGTCCGGCAAATAGCATCGCAACTCCGTAAATAAATGTAATAGTAGCAGTAGTAGTGATATACATCAATTATTAACTATACTAGTGGTAGTTATTAATATTATTAATAATTTAATAATTTGATAATTTAATAGTTTAATAGTTTCGAATTTATTTTATATTTTCATT